GGAAGAAGACGACGAAGCTGAGATGGAATAAGGTACAAAAAAAAGAGGTCAGTCCCACAGTTTGGGACTGGCCTCAAAGCGTTAGATGGCAATGGTCATGCCATTTTTAAAGTTGAACTTGTAGGAACCATCTGGCATTACAGTGGCGGTATCAACGAGAGCCCTCCAACTGTTTTCAGAAAACTCTGTGACGACATCACTTTCAGCCAGAGTTGCGATGAAGTGTTTCATGTGGTTATTGAAGGTTTTTCGCTTGAGCAGCTCTTTGTTGAGCGCGAGCAGTTGTTCGCTGGATCTTTCGTAGCGTTCATAAAGCGAATCGTACTGTCGTTTATATTCATTCTGGTCCATAGCCACTCGGGCATTTTTCTCGATTGCCTTGCGCAAGAGACCTTCGGTGACACACATCTCTTCCTCGAGCTGATCGATCTCGACGAGGATTTCTTTTGTATCCCCGAGTGTATTCATAAGCATTCTGCAGTCAGAGATGAACTCATCCTTGTTCCCGAGCAGTTTGTTGACAGCCATCACAAACGCTTTCTGAACATTCTCCTCGGTGACATGTGGGGTTGAGCACTTTTCTTCGTTAGAGAATTTGGCATTGCAGCGCCAGATGACACAGCGGTAGGGATCGTTGGAATGCCATACTTTTCTGCCAAAGTGACTGCCGCAGCAACTGCAGACGAGTTTACCCGAGAAAAGATACTTGCCGGAATGCTGGCCGTCTTTGGCTTTTCGAAGGGCGATTTCTTCCTGGACAAGGTCATGCATCTCTACGGATACGATCGCAGGGTGGCTGCTGGCTACATAATACTGGGGGACCTCGCCTTCGTTTACTTTCATCTTTTTTGTGAGAAAATCAGTGCAAAAGGTCTTCTGCAGCAGTGCGTCACCCTTGTATTTTTCGTTCTGAAGGATGCTGAGAATAGTTGACGGCGACCACTTGGACTTCCCTGCAGGCGAAGGAATCTTTTCTGCAGTCAGAAGCCTTGCGATGGTGATCGGCGTATAGCCTTCGAGGAACAGACGGTAGATCTTGCGTACGACAATGGCTTCCTCTTCGACAATTTCAGGTTCGCCATCTTCACCCTTCCTATAGCCCAGAAAATGTTTATAGGGCATGCTCACCTTACCGTCAGCAAAACGCTTGCGCTGACCCCAGGTTACGTTCTCAGAAATGGATCGGCTTTCCTCCTGGGCGATAGAGGACATAATCGTCAAGAGCAATTCGCCCTTGGAATCCAGCGTATAGATGTTCTGTTCTTCAAAGTATACTTCGATACCATGTTCTTTCAGCAAGCGGATGGTTGTCAAGGAGTCAACTGTGTTTCGGGCAAAGCGCGATACGGACTTGGTAATGATCAGGTCAATCTTTCCTGCTAGGGCATCTTCGATCATCGTATTGAAGCCTTCGCGCTTCTTGGTGTTCGTTCCAGTGATGCCTTTATCAGTATAGACCTTGACAAAAATCCACTCGGGTTTTGTGTGGATGAAGTCCGTATAGTAGCTGACCTGCGCATCATAGCTGGTCTGCTGTTCTTCGCTGTTGGTTGAAACACGGGCGTATGCTGCAACGCGCTTTCTCCGGGTTGAATTGATTGGAACTGCGGTAAAGCGGTCCAAGGTCGCGGGTATGAAAGTAACCTTGGGGGCTACTGCTCTGATTTCACTAATATTGCCATCTCATCCTTCCTGCAATTGCTGCTTTTGCACGCATTTCTTCGGTCCAGCTATCTCGTCTGCTTCGGTCCTGCCAGATGCGTTCGACTGTTCTACCATCCCGGAACACAAATACCAGATGATTGAAAGCCGGGACACGGATTTCATTGATCATGTCCTTGAACAGATCTCCATCGAACTCTTCCTCTCCAAGAACCGAGGCTATTTCTGACATCAGGATGTCTTCGGGGATTTGCTTCGTGTGGCACTCGCTCTTTCCATACTGTAAGAACGTGGCGCACTGCCAGAAGGCTTCGTCGCCCTTCTTCTTGCGACGGTATTTTTTACCGCATTTATCGCAGGTTATCATGCTCGTCAGTGCTGAAAACTGTGGAGTATCACATGCGATATGGTTTCGGAGCCTATTGAGGGCCATTCGGTCCTGTGCTGCCTGAAAGTCCTCGACTGAAATGATGGCCGGATGTGTTCCTTCTGAGAAGTAGCGAGGACGCTCACCCCGGTTGATCTTCTTGAGTTTAGTCAAATGATCGACAACAAACTGCTTCTGCAGCATGGAATTGCCCGCGTACTTTTCGTTTCTCAGCATATCCAGGATCCGGTTGGGCGACCAAACTCCGCCCCAATAGCTGGGCACTTCACACTTTCTAAGAACCCGCGCTATAGCAGCTACACCGAAGCCGTCAAGGTAACTGCGATATACCCAGCGAACGACCACGGCTTCTTCCGGGTGGATGCTTACCACTCCTTTTTTGATGCGGTAGCCATACATGTACCGCCAACTCGCATTCTTACCGAGCTCATATTGCTTCTGGATCCGCCATTTGCAATTTTCGGATGCGCTTAAGCTCTCTTCCTGAGCATAAGAAGCGAGGATAGTCAGCATCAGCTCACCATCCCCGCTAATTGAGTGGATATTCTGTTCTTCAAAGTAGACATCTACGCCAAGGTTTTTCAATTCTCGAACGGTCTCCAAGAGAGTAACCGTATTTCGGGCCAGACGACTGATACTCTTTGTGATGATCATGTCGATGTTCCCGGCACGACACTCCGCCATAAGACGCTGAAACTGTTCGCGAGTATCCTTGGTACCGGTAATTGCTTCATCGGCATATACACCAGCATAGGACCACCCCGGAGTGCTTTGAATGAACTCGCTGTAGTAACTTACCTGGGCAGACAGAGAATGGATCATCGCGTCTTTGCCACTGGACACACGCGCGTATGCTGCTACGCGCAACAACTTAGGTACTTGTAGTTTTGTCGGCATGATTTTGCGGATGACCTTTGCCATGCGTATCACCTCCCGGTTGTATGTTCGCTCTGTTTGGGGTATATTGCAAGATAACTGATTGATAACGATGATACAAAAAAAGCCCAGAGAACCACGCCGGGAATGACGGGTTCTCTGGGAAGAGCACTATGCGATGCGGAAGACGGGCTTATATTTAGCGTTTAGAAGAGCTTCAGCCTTTGCAAAGTCCTCATCAGACATTGCACCGGCCTTTCGCATGGCCTGGCAGATAGACATCATTGACTGGTAATGAAGTTCTCGATTAAAGAGATTTTCAGTCATGTCAAACCACCTTGGAATACTTGCCGGATACCCAGCCTACCTGACCAGCGACAACGACGGCATTCCAGCCATTGGCAGCAGTGGCCACGAACTCAAGGGTCGTACCGGCAGGAACGGTAGTGATGCGCTTGTAGCTGGTGTCATTGCCCACACGGATGTTGACCTTACCGCCGCCTTCGGCAACGATCACAACGGTCGTACCGACGGGCTTGGGTTCAGCAGGCACTTCGGGTTCGACGGGATCAGCCGGAGCCTCCTCGGGCGTTTCTTCCTTCTTGCCCTCATCGTCATCGGCAACGGCATCCATCAGAGCCTCGTGGGTCTCGGAACCGTACTTGCCGTCCTGCTTGATGCCCTCGGCCTTCTGGAACGCGATGACAGCCTTCTCGGTTTCAGTGCCAAACTCAGAGTCCGCACCATACTTCGGCAGTTCATAGCCTAGCTGCATCAGAAGTTCCTGCAGGGCCTTCACGTCGGTACCGATCATGCCCTTTTCGAGCTGGCGGCTACCCAGCGCGACTTCGGTGGGAACGATGACATTCGCACCGTCGTTGTAGTCGATGAAGGGCAGCTTGTACCAATACTTCCAGCCGCGACCAGCGATCTTGGTCTTGACGCATCCGTAGTTGAAGCCGCGCCATTCGACAGCGTAGCCGCCCCCAACGGTATAGCCTACATGGCCGTCGCGATGCAGGGCCAGACCCACGATGTCGGGAATGGTATCAATGGTACCCCAGGCCATGCCCTTGGACTTGGCATAGGAGAACATGCCGTTGGCGCTCTTGTCGGGGCACTTGTTGGCACCATACTTGGAAGAGAAGGTCTTACTAGTGCCAATGGACTCAACAACGCCGATACCGCCATTCGTCCAGGCATAACCCTTGCAGCCACCTACGCAGTCAGCGCAGACCTTCTTCTTGGCAATGTCATCCTTATAGCGTGCGGTACGGCTAGAACCGTAGTGAGACGGGTACTGCTTGGCCTTGCGGGTGCGCAGAGACTCCGTGCACTTGTACACAACAGTACCATACCAGTAAGGCTGCCCGAGCATGGTCAGACACCAGGCAGCGAAGTGTTCATTGGTAAAGGGGATCTTGATTCGATCAGACATAATGCTTATTCCTCCTGCTTATCGGTCGTAGTGGTATCGCGGTCATGGAGCTGTTCGAGCACAGTCTTGAGCTTGTCGGGAATCGGCAGGCCCAGGTGTGCAGCGTTTTCCAACAACGATACGCCTTCATTGGACAGGTAGAAGCAGACCACTGCGGAGCGCAGAGCATTGCCAGCGCCGA